GTTCTGAATTCGCATCAATGAAGAGAATTGCTCGTTTGTTCTCTCATTATTTTAATATTATTTACAAGCAATGTAATTATGCTCTTGTAACTATGCCTTTCTTTTTGAAAGGTCTGTCCAATGATTGGCAGAAACTTGTTGACGCTTCTGATGAGTTGTTAGAAGTCTCCAAGTCTATGTCGACACATCGTCGTCGACGCTCCGATTTGAAACTTAATCGTTTTGTTGCACATTCTGCAGACCCTGACATTGATCATGAACTTGCAGAATCTATGCGTTTCGCTGATTCTCTTTATAAAGATGGTCCCTCCGCGGTCAATTCCTTTAAAGAGAGAAGCTACTCCCAAGGAGCCTCTACTGTTTTAGATCCCTTTTTCCTACCTTTTATTAAAGAACTAGACGATATTCCCAATACCGCCCAGAATCTCCCTGACTTTTTAGGTAACTGGCTCCTCAATGTGCAAGCCCAATTTGTACTGCCTTCAGTCAAGTTTACTTGTTTTGTTCTTTGTAGTGCTATTGCCTACCATACTTCTGGTCTTAGTCGTATGTTGGCTATAGCTTTTGCATCTTATTGTGCAACTCAGTGTATCATTACTATTCCTGCGGTCAAAAGGTTTTTATTTGACCCGGTAGCGTTATACACCTCTATGCCTCCTGAACCCACCACCACTTTACCATACATAAAAAGAATTTTGAAGAATTTATCTAATTTTCTTTTTGCCTCAGCAGGCGAAATTCTTAAAGCTACTTTGTCCTTATTTAAAATAGATCATACGGAGATTCTTAACCCTATGCCTACTTTACCTAAGTTTGGATCCGCACCCCGGATTATAACTCGTAGGTGTTTCGCTTTATCCTATTTGCATAATTTCCCAAACCCCACTTCTTTTGATGATCCTTGTTGTGATAATGTTTCACTGGGTCCTGACGGAACCACACTTTTGGAAAATTTTTTCCTTGATCAGAAGGTCAAGTTTATGAAACCTTGGTACCATCCTCGCAATTATCTATCATTGTTTAAAATGAGACTTGACACCATGCCTAACGCTATGTTGATACCTATTATCTATGCGTTAGCACGTCGTTGGGAGAGATTTGAAGCGTATTACACTTACAAATCGGATTCTCTTTCATCTTTCATGACTGCTGTAAATCATTGGTGTGATGTTCCTGTCACTTTTAAGCGTTTCCCTATTGTGCCTATAAGTGACGTTCCATACGATAGTATGGTTGTCGCTTTTGATAATTGGCCTAAGCGATCAGAATTTTATGTTAATCCTCTTCCGTCTCGACCTAATTCGGATATGGGTTACATTGAGGGTATGATTACTACCTTTGTCAAGCAACACGTGACTTGTGAAGATGAGATCCCACTCGCTTTGACTCCTCCTACTGACATGTTTGGCACATTACTTCCTCGACCTTGGACTTACGATATGGTCAAGGGATTTATCGTTCATGGTAAAGCCCCAGACGTCAAAGTTGAGGAGGAACCTGACAATGTAGCTCAGTCCTTTATGACAAGTTGGAAAGGATTTATAAATTACATCTGTTCCATATTTGATAAGGACTCTGTTTTGGGATCTGAGAGAAATCAACAGTGTATGCGTAGTTTTAATACAGCTTACACTGCTTTCTCTAAGTTGTCCCCCCTTGTTGCTTGGATCCCTGCGTCTATATTAACCATAATAGACACTATTGGTGTCTCTCTTTTTGGCTACTCCCCAAGTTTTACTCTTAAACCTAAGCTCCGCAATGAAATTACTGCC